TCAGCGGCTTTCTCGACTTTCTCAATGTCTAGATCATTGTTAGCGAACTTGCCGCTCGCCAGTTTGTTTATCTCAACACCACTGACATTCGCAAGCATGCGATTAAGATGATCTTCTTTAGACATTTCTGTATCAAGCATCAAGACTGGTATGTCTAGATTTCTGGAGACGTGCATAGCTACAGCATCACCAAACATTGATTTACCGACTTTAGGTCTTGCCGCAACAAGATCTACACACTTTCTACGGACTCCTCCGCCGATAGCCTCATCGAAACGAGGAAAACCAGTACTGATGCCCAACATTTCATTTTGATTCTCTTTTAAGAACTCAACATATTCGCTGACATCTTCACCAATGATCTTGGGCTTGTTGTCTGAGCCTTGATATATTTTGGATGTCGCATCTAAAATGGGGGTCTCAATCAAAGAGATGATTTCAGTGATGTCTTCATCACCATTAATTTTATCAACCTCCAGTGAGCATTTAGCCAAAGTCTTCTTAACATCGCGAGCTATCTTCAGCTTCGCTAATTTTGCTCCGTTGACAGGAATGTTGTCTTCTAAAATCGGAGTGTCAAATAAGTATCT